TTGTCGTGCCAAGTTTTACGTCTGCACTTGGTGCCGTAGCAAGCACATCAGAAAAATATCCTGCAGCGCGCCTTCTACGGAACGCAAGCGCGTTGGCTGCATCTGTGCATACAGTAACGAAACTGGTGTCATTGGCTGTGGCTGGCGATACTCCCAAGAATGACAGGACTGACGCGTTGTCGGTCCATGTGCAAATACTGGTGTATGTGATTGTCGCTGTGTTAGGTGCGGTGTCGCGTTGAACATCATCGCCAGCGTCAAAGTAGATGACTTGATTTTCACGGAAAACATTCCAGTCAAATTCAAAGTCACCCTCTGGGCCTACACCAGTAAATTCATAGGGTTCGGTGGAGACAACTGTGAAGTTGCCGTCCATGCCATCGCCCACATTCGCGACTGTTATCGCCTGCCCCATGAGAATCTCATTTGGGAGGAAGGTCTGCAAAACGACAACACCATCAAGGCGTTCGCGAAATGCAATCGATAAAACAGTCACGGCAGTGAATCCACTAGTTCGTCTTTATCAGACGAATGCAGCCTTGATGCTGAGTGTTGGGTCAATGAGCTTGGATGCCCAGTACCCTCTAAACGCAATTTGGCGCGAGAGCTGGGAGGGCATCTCCACACTTATGGCCCCACGTGCATTTTCATACGACTCAAGCGCACGAGGGTCAAGTATGGTCATGCCTGCAGAAGTTAAGTTGCGGTCAACCACAACGCGAAGCCCGAACGCAAATGCGCCCATGGTGCTAGCTGCATTGAGTGAACCAAAAGCGTTCATTGGGCCAACCTGTGGGAACAACGGACGGTCTGCAGTGTCGCTGAGTGAACCCATCAACTTCCAGACGTTGGGTGACACAGCAAGGATTGACGGAAGGTTTCCGTTTGAACCATTGAGGATGTCTGCAGCTGCGGTGTACATCCACTCAACCCAGTAAGCAGGGTCTGCGATAGATGCGTTTGCAAAGTTGTTGCTGTTGGTTGTACCAGTTTGCAACTCTGAACAAGCGAGCATATCCGTACGGTCTGCATATACGCGAGCCATGTCGTCTAACAAAGCGCCGAGAACTTCTGGCTGTGACCAATCAAGTGCAGCTTCTGAAATTTCAACGTATCCACCTTGGATTGTCTTGGTGATTTGTACGTCATCAATTTCAAATGCTGATGCAGTGATGGTTGTGTTCTGTACGGCTGTGCCAATGCTGGAATGGACTGAGACTACAGGGCGAATAAAAACGGCACCACCTTGGGGCATCTGGCGAAGCGTTGTGGCATCGACCAGAGGCCTAGAGCCTACAAACGAGTTAAAAATTGGCTGGACAATCGGCGTCGGGATGACTCCGGGAATGTCTGGCGTTGTGACATCTGGTGCAGCTGCACGAATGTTGTCATTCAGCTGTGCGAAATCGTGACCACCGCGAACGAATGATGCGATGTATTCAGAAGCTGACGGAAGTTTGAATTCGCGTTTTGGTCCTGCGTAAATGAGTTGGGTAGGGACAGCAGCCTCAACTGTGTCTGGGGTTTCTTGTGTTGCCACTTCTGGTTCCTCCTCGGAATCTGTTGGGGTGGGGTCTTGGGTTTCTGGGGCTTCGGCTGCAACTGCAACTTTGGCACCCTCGAAGGCACCAAACGGAAGCAATGAAAGCTCCGTCCAGTTACCTGCTTTAACAACCATCGTGCTTCCTTCGAAGCTGTAGTCGGTTGGTTCTACTCCAACGGACACTGAATCGTAAAACTGACCGGGGCCAGCTTGAAGCAATGTTTCGTTGGCGAGATTGGTGTCGTAGAGCGATGCTGAAAAAAGCATTGCATCTTCTGTCGATATTCTCTCACTTACCATGCCTAATGGCTTGGTCATGTCGTGTCCAAGGATGAACTTTGGATTTGGGCCGTCAACTGGTAGTGAACCAGCAAGGAACTTGACGCGCTGGCCTCCCGAAACTACGGCCTCAACATTCCAAGGGATTGCGACACCTTCAACAACGCGACGTGGCGTACCGTCTGGGCCTGCAGCGTTGATGCTGAACAGTTGGGCTTGGAGTTCTATTTTCAAGAGTTGCTCATTTCGTTTGTGTCAGGACTGGACACTGTTGAAGTGTCTGATGATTCTGAGATGTATTCAGATGTGTCAAGGCGTACTTCACGACCACGGGGCAGTGCGTATGCGGAGAGAGTTTCACCAATGCAATCGATTACTGGTTTAGCTGCAAATTGGTAAAGGTCTTGGCGTGACTGTTGCGCGTTGCTGTAGGTCATGCCTGTCACTGGAGCGCCCACAAGATATTGGGGAATGTTGCAAAGGTTTGCAAGTTCAGTCATTTGATGGGTACGAGCTTCAACAAGTTGAAGTTTTGATGGGTCGCTCGAAAACTCGTGCCATTCCACTGATGAGTTAAGTGCGCCAATGGCGTTGCGTCGGCGAGCTTGTGACCATGCTGAACAGAGTTCGCCAAGTTCTTCACTGCTCATAGGTTCAGAACCATTTGTCTGTTGAAGATAACCAGCTGTAATTTCGTTAGAAGCAAAACGCATAGCTGCAGTGTCAAGACGGTTTGAAATTTCAATGGCTCTGGCACCCATGGAAAGCATTCCCTGAACTGGTGACAAGAACTGAATGATGTCGTTAGTGATTAACGGTTGGCCTTGGAATGTCAGTTGGTTTGACTTGCCATACCACAACGGACCGGGCATATCGTCGCTTTGCACGTCTGCAGCTGGCAACCACTGGAAGGAAAGCGGAAGGCCAGTGGCCTGACTGCGTGAAGTGATGGCCCAGAATGCTCTGCCATGAAAGAGGAGGTCATCAGCCGTCCAAGCAAGAATGAACTGTCGTGTCACACTTGGGTCGGGCCGTGACATCCAACTTTCACCGGGCAAATGTATTTCTTCGTACTCTTCGCCCATCCATTGGTTTGTGTACTGCTGGAATGGCAATGAGGAGACAAGCGAAACAATCAAGTCACGCGCTCTTGAGATAGTAGGGATGAGGATTGCCTGCTGACGCGCCCATGAACCTGTGTACATCATGAAGTCGCTGGTGCCTGCCACGCCTGCAGCTGCCTTTATCGGCTCAGAAGCGAAAGCTGGTTTTGTAGTGCGAGTGAAAATCCCCATCAAGCGGAGTCTTACACAAAGTAGTTGCAAATGCAACAACCCTCGAGAATTACTCCGAAAATGCGTAGCTGACTGTTTTGGTGATTTTGGGTTTGCCCTCTTGGGCGATGGCCCACACAGCTGCACGAACCAGTTCAATTGGTCCGGGACTTCTGGATGAACTGATAGCCATGATGCCGTTGTGTTTGACCAACACTGCTCGGTTCATTTGTTCAATAAATATTGACTCTCCTGTGTGTCTCACCTGTCCTGATTGAATCATTGAACGCACTAAAGTTGTCCAGCGTTGAAGCTCTCTGGTGCCGACAAGGATGGCGGTTCCGCGGATATTCGAAGGCAGGTGAAGGTCCAATGAAGCGCCAATTGCTAGCGTTAGCTTTGGGTTGTCTTTTCGGCATTGGTCCACGGATGCCCACAGGTCACGAAGGTTGTCCACAATGAACTCCACAGTTACGAAAACGTGGTCGCCACTGGTTACAGCTCTGACACCGACAAAGCGGTGGTCCTCTTGTGACGCTTCTATTGCCAATACACCATTCGGGGGAAGATTGCAAGCATCCGCGTTGTTCTCCATCAGCCCAATATCTAACCAGCTCTTATGTCCTGTAATCCATAAATTGCAGCTCGCACGAAGAAACGAAGCGGTGTTCGGTGAATGAGATTCTTCCTCAATGGTTGACATCTCAAGCAAAGTCCCCAAAGCAGGGTTGGCGTATTTCCACGCTTCGGGTGTCATTGGGTCAATGTTGGAAGGTGGGCTGTACTCAGCAAAGTACATCTTTGACTTTGTACCGACAGCAATCTCTGACATTCCGCGCTCCCTCATTCGTTTCATAACGTGCGATTCTTCGGTGCCAGCAGTGGACCAGCAAGACAACAACGGGTCACGCCTTGCGCGCATCGTGGGAATAAGGGCATCGTCAACGGCCAAGGTGGAGCAATCAAATAGCTCGTCAATTACGACCAAGTCACAAGAAAGGCCCATCCCAGCCGAAGGGGTAGCTGCACGAACCAACCACCGGGTGCCGTCAGGCATTTCTAAACCTTGACGACCATACGACTTGACAAGTTTTGCTCCGAACTTTTCCTGCAGAAGTGGAGCTGTGGCATTAAATAATTCAGACGCAAGGTCAAGGCGGTGAGCCGTAGTTAACACAGTCTGAGGCGTACCGCGAAGCATAGGCATCCGAACCAGCCACCACATGACTAACACTTTCAAGGCAAAACTCTTGCCGTTCTGTCGGGCCACAGACACAAGTGACCTTGAGAACATCATCCGCCCAGCCTCAGGATGGTCATCAGGAAATAAAGACAACTGGTCACCTAAAACTAAGAGCTGCCAATCCATAAGTTCCACATGAAGAACATCACGCGCAAAGGAAGCTAAATCCCCCAGCAACACCCGATTACCACTCTGCGTGTTCGTGGACAGTCTTGGTCTTTCCACCAAAAAGTCAGTTGCGTTCTGCCATTCCCTTGCAATTACTGGCGGAGATACAGAAATGGATTCTA